GTTTAATCATACCGCTATCGCAGCCGTATTGGCAGAGGTTGATATTAAGTACACCATGGCGGACAAGGATGCTGAGTCAGTACCCTTTATCCGTTTGGAAGATGCTTCATTCTTGAAGCACTATGCTAAGTATGATGAAGAACTTGGTTTGTACCGTTCACCAGTGGAGGAAGGCTCGATTGCTAAGATGCTACATGCGCATTTGAAATCCAAGGTTTTGACCATGGAGCAGTCGAGTGCTGAAGCGATCCAGAACGTCGCACTCAAATATTTTGAATTTGGACGTGATGTATATGAAGAGAAGGTCGCTCAGTTGCAGGAAGTTGCCTGTAAAGCAGGAATTACAGGATATGTCGGTCCGATTATGGATTACGATGAAAGACTTGTCTGGTATACCGAAAAGTTTGCTCTGGATTCACAGAGTGGATATAAGCATACCAAAAATTGTTGTGAAGTTAACTCTGAAGAAGAACAGTTGCAATTGAAATGCGTGGCAGAAATGCCAATCAAAGTAACTGCTAAAGAGTACAGCTTTCCTGGTGGAGCATCAGGTGATTTATTATTCACTGATGCAAGTGTATATATCGTAGTAGAAGTAAAATGCTGTAAGAACAGTGGCCCTAAGTACCGTAAGGTTAAGGAACAGGTCACACGTTATGCAAGTGGCTTCGCGGCCATTTACCCAAAGAATTGTATCATTGGGTTAGCTTATACATACGATGGTTTCTCCGAAATTTTTAAGAGCGGAGAGATTCCTGAAGAACACAGATTTCAGGATATCACATTTCCATTTGAGCTTTAATCAAGCTCCGTCCGAACTGATTAAAAAGACGTAAAACTATATGATCCCGGAGTTCCACTATCCTCTGGATGTACATTGAAATCAAATTGTGGAGTGAATTAAGATATACGCACAACCTTGGGTTCTGAATTACCCCTGTAGAAAGGTTTGTGGACAGGCTGATTCACTTATATGTTCAGTAAAAATAGCACTGTTGTGTTGTCGATTGATG